CTCTGCTGGGTCATAGATGCCATAGGCGTAGGGCTGGCTGGTGAACACCACAGCGCCGCGCGCCACCAACAACCGGCCCTGGTGCTGGCGCACGATCTGGCCAGCAGGCATTGGCGCCATGTGCAGCGTCATACAGCGCCCGCCCTGCTCAGGCGGCACATACAGCGTTGTGCTGGTCGTACCAATGGGCAGGCGCTCGGCCAAAAACAAAGCATCGCCGTTCACTGGCGACACGAACACATTCACCCAGGCCGTCAGCGGCTGGGTTGTTGCCGGGAGGTGGATATTCAAAATGCCGCCATCAGGCACATCCGCCTGCACCGACACGCTGGCGCAAGACTGCGTACCATCATGGCGCTCAAAGGTGCAAGCAACTTGGTACAGCCCACCTGGCAATGAGCCGCCTGCCGAAGCCGACAACCCCGGCGCAGTGGGCGCATCCATCGTCGCGCGCAGCACTTGGCCAGCGCGGTACACCCACAGACCGTAGCCATCGCTCAGGTACGTGCCCATGGGGGTATCGGTGTAGGAAATCGGCGCGCCCGGGCGCAAATCGGCCATCAGCGCCTGCTTGGACAGCTGGCCATCCTCATAGGTCAGGCGGAACAGCTGGTTGTAGTCGGCCACCAGGGCAGAGCCATCGGCCAGCGCGAACAAGCCGCGCATCTGCGTGCCGCCCACGCGCTTGACCCAGCCCTGGCGACGGCGCAGCGTGCCCGCATCGGTCACATCCACGTTATCGGCAGAGCGCAGCCAGTGCCCAGGCGCATCGCCCCCGCGCTCCATCTTGGTAGCAGGGGCTTGGTTGTTCAGGCCCAGGAACGGGCCAATGCGTTTGGATGACATGGCCGATAGCATGGCGTTGCGGCCAAGAATGGCCAAACCCTATGCTGGGCGCCCATCATTTAGGGCAGGATAGCCACGTTGTGATGCGGCACGTCATGGCGCGTGGCGCGGCGCAGGTCACTGTCGGGCAAATGCCCGAAGTAGCGCGTGAAAGCCTCCTCGGCTATCTTGGCGCGAGTTGGGTCAAAGCCATCTGCATCGGGCACACTGAAGGCCTGCGCCAGCGCCCAATTGATAAGCTCTACGTGGTGGGCCGGGTGAATCTCTGGCTCGTCGTCATCGCCCTCTAGGGCGCACATCGGCAAGCGGTAGCACTCGATATGGAGTACATCGCCTGGCGCGATGCCGCCAACGATGCGCAAAGAGGTTTCGTCCTGCACAGCCAAGCAAGCTGGGCGCGTGCAGTCGCGCCATCCAGGGCGCTCTGCATTCAGCCATTCGCGCGTGACAAGCGCAACAGGGCGCGCATTGCCTGCAGCGGGCTTGATTCGCAGCGCAATGATCTCGTAAACAGCACGGTGCAGCTTGTATGTGGCTTGCCCTGCACTGAGTTGGATTTGGCAGACCGCCGCCTTGGAATCCTCGCGCAGCAATCGCCCGCGAATACAGGCTTGCACCTGGGCATCAGAAAGCCATGCCGCAATGTCTTGGTCGCTCCAGAAATACGGCTCCTCTGTGTCGCGGGCCAAGGTGCGAAAACGGCGAATCAGCTCTTGCAGCGTCATTACATGGCTCCGTGCAGCTCAATGAGGTTGTTCACCTCTTGGCGTAGTGTTTCCACGCTGCGACGCTTGTCCAGGTTTACCCCGTACTGCTTGGCGTAGGCTTCCAGCGCGCCTTTGTCCATCTGGTCGATGGAGATCTGCACATTGGCCAGCTCACGCTTCTTGCGCTCGTCCAGCTCTTGCACAGTAGCTTGCACCGCCAGGACCTCGGCTTGCAGTTCTTGCGGGACATCACCCTCATGGCGCTCGAACTCCACAAACTGCAGCAGCTTTTTGGCTTCGCGGGCTGGCACCGGCTTTACATCACCGGGCTTCCAGTGATTGCGCATCACTGTGCGGTCGCGGTAGTCTTTGGTGCCGTTGTATTTCAGTGTCACAAATTCCATTGCCAGCTCCATTTGCGGGCCAGGCCGCGCGGCCCAGCCCACAGGGTTGATGGTTGATTACTTGCGGCCTTCGGCAATGGCCAAGATGACCACTTCCACCTCGGCTGCCTTGACGTTTTTGGCGCCACCCATGGTCAAGGTCAGGTAGGCAGGCTTGGGCAGGGTCACGCTGGCATTGGGCGTGGTGCTGCGCAGGCGCGCGGCGGTGTCCATATTCAGCGCGGCGCCAAAATAGTCGTTGTCCTGCGGCACGCTGGCATCGTCCACGCCATCCATGTAGGCAAAACCCAGGCTGGCCGTCACGCCGGCCGTCATGGGGGTTTTGACAATGACATGGTGGTCAAACATGCGCAGCCCTGCGGGCAGCTGGGGCACATTGAGCACATCGCCCACGTCCAGCGGCGCGGAAGAGTTGCCTCCGACGACGGCGCCGGTTTCGATGGTTTTAATGGTGTAGCGCAGCGCCACCACGTTGCCATAGGGGGTGTGGTCAAAGTGGTTGCGCTCGCTGGCTTGCTTGGTCACGGTTGCCATGGTGTTGGCCTCCTTCTATGCAATTGCAAAACACCCCCGGTATCGCACCGGGGGCATTAGGTTGGTGGGTGGTTAGAAGCGTTCGCCGTCGATGATCTTCACAGCGGTATCCAGTGCGATCACGCCATGGTCAGTCCAATGCTTTTGGCCATTGGTTTGATCCACGTTCCAGCGCAGCTTTTCAATGCCCTGGATGATGCCGACCATCAGCTCGCGTTTGTCGTCGAAGTCGAAGGTATTTTCCTTCCAGAACATGGGCATGCCGCCATGGCCAGAGGCCGCGAACGCCTGTGCCAGCGCTTGGCCACCCAGCAAGATGGCGCGATCCACAGCATGCGTGGTGCCAAAGTTGGCATTCACCACTGCGGTGCTCTCAGCCTCGCTGGTGTAGCTGTCGCAGTAGTTAATGGGGTCGCCTGCGTAGAAGCGAATAGGCTTGGGCATTTTCATCAGCAAGATGCCGTTCCACAGCCCGCACTCGCCCAGGAACAGGGGATGGTTCTTGGCCTTGGCCGCGCGGTTCATTGCTGCCACCTGGAACTTGCGGAAATCGTCGTCAGCCGCAAAGGCGTGGTACTGAGCGGGCGACACCAGCATGACGCGGATTGGCGAGTCACCTGCCACCACGTCGCCGGGGATCTTAACGGCAGGGGGAGGCAGCGAAATGCTCTCCAGCACGGTACGCATAGCGTCCACCACGCCCATGTCCAGCACATCGGTTGTGGCCAAGTCCACCTGGCCGCCCGTCTGGCTAAAGCGGCGCACGCCATTGCTGCCATCAGCAATGAAATGGCGGTTTTTGGTGGGCGCCTTCACCGGGTTAATCAGGTACTCGGCAAAGTCGGGGTCGCTGGCCAGAGGGATGCGCCATTCAGCGGTGTCTTGGAAGCCGCGTGCGCCCGCCAGGTGGATCAGCAGCGACTCGTCCAAATACGCCTCCATGTGCGCCTGCACCACGGGGCGGCCCAGCTTACGAAAATCCACGGCAGAGCGAATGCCAGTCATGGTGTCGCCCAGGTTAATGGGGATGCGCGCTTGATTGACGCGAATACGCGCCTTGTCGTAGGCCAAGCCACTGCCCTTGCCCTCGGCGTTGCGGCTGCCCATGATGGGGCGCATCTTGGTGGGCTGCAGGAAGTGGAACTCCACCTCGTCACCCTTGCCGCGCGACAAGTCCTGCGCCTTGACGATGGGCATGTCAGAGCACGATTGCTTGCGCAACGTCTGCGCTGCGCTGCCCTCGCCTTTGGGCATTGGGCCAGACAAGCGCCCCAGTGTGGAATTGCGGCGCTCGCACTGGGCAAACAGCGCGGCGGCCTGCACGTACATGGCTACATCGCTGCCATGCGGGACGTGAGAGTTTTCAGACATAGGTCTGCTCCTTCAAGGGGAATGCGGCCTCATCACGAGGCGGCGTTAATCAATCAAACAGAGTTCAACAGGCGTTCAATCTGCTCTGCGGTCATTTCTTCGACGGCAGAAAGCAGGGACGCTGGGTTGTTCTGAGCGTTGGCCAAGGTGGCCTGCAGCAAATCCCGATGGGGGGCACCGCTCACGTCCGAAAGCGAGATAGGCGCCTTGCGTAGCACTTGGCCTGCATCCGTTGGTGCGTGCAGCTTTTGGGGCGCGACTGCGGCCTTAAAGCTGTCAAACACCTCGATGATTTCTTGCGTAGTGCCCTGCGCCATGGCCGCATCCACGGCTGCGCGCATGACAGAAGGCAGTCCATCTTTCCAAGACGCGAACTCGCGCGACTCGGCAACTTCGTGGGCATCGGGGTGCTTGGCAAGGATGGCGGCCATGTGCTCCTGCTGCGCTCTCTGCTGCTCTTTTTTAATGAGCGGCTCAAGCGCGGCAAGCCGCTTACCCAACAACTCCTCCACCTTGGCATCCACCTTGGCGTTCATGTCGTTGAGGATTGCGCTGGCCATCTGGGCATTGAGATGCGCCACACCTTTGGCCAGGCTCTCTTCCGAGTAGTCACCAAAGATGCTGGAATCCACGCCCATAGCGATGGCTTGTAGTGCCGTCGCTAGGTTTTCATCACTTTGGGTAGGTGCTGCACCGGCTTCGGCGCGCTCTTGGGCTGCGGCCTGGGCCTGCTCCAAGTTTTCCTGCTGCCGGGGAGTGAGTGCTTCTTGCAGCTGGGCTTGCAGTTGAGCCACCTGCAGCTCTGCGGCTTTGGCGCGCTCACGGGCTTTCGCAAGCTCGTCGTATGGGATGGAGTAGGTGCCGGACTTGCTGGCAATGGGCGTACCCTCCGGGTACTTGCTCAGCGGGTCGTCGTCTTGGCCATCCTGCGGCGCGTCGTCAGCCTGGTGGCTGGCTGGTTGCTGGGGCGCGGCCTGCTCTGCTTCGCCATCCAGCGGCAGAGTGCCATCCATCGCTGCTTCCAGCAATTGTTCGGGGGTCATATCCTGTGCAGACACAGACATGCTTACAGCTCCTGTGGGCCTCCGGCCCTCAAGTGCGCTGTATGTGTGATCGGGGCTGGGCCTAGTGAAGAGAACCCAGCCCCGCACACTCCAGCTGCGGGAAATGCCACGCTTCACAGCGTTGCGGTTTCGCCCGGCGCTTCACAGCGGGGGGCTTGCTCGGAATTGTCAAGTGCTGCCCCAGAATGCCCAAACCCTATACTGGGCCACCGTAAAAAACGAACATCTAGGGGCTAGTGTTCGTCGGTTGTGGTTGTGCTATGCAGGCAGGTTGTCCCCCGCATCTAGGGTTTCAATGCCCTCCATGCCGCTCTCTGGCTGCTGCGGCACCGGCGGGAATGCGGGGCTGGTGTTCTGCCGCACCTGCGGCGCGCCTCCTTCTGGCAGTTTCTGTGCAATACCGGCCCCACCACCATCGTTTAGTGGCGCTGGTGGCGCGCCTGCTGCACCTGGTACCGGGAAGTTGGGGTCATCACCGCCTGGGTTGGGCTTTTGATAGCCGGCCCCTTGCATGATGGCATCAGCAATCGGCGCAATCATGGGCATCTGAGCCACCTGCGCCCCACCTTGCATGGCGCTGAACGCGGCCTGCACCCCAGTCTGTACGGCCTGGGCCATCAGCTGCTTGATTTGGGCCTGTGTCAGCTGCTCTTTAATGTCCAGCTCGCGCGACTTGAGGTCGTGCATCAGCTCTTGCTTGGCCTGCTCCTTGATCGCCTCTGGATCTGCTTGCCCCTGCGCCTCCTTGATTGCCTGCACCACCTCGCGCTTGCGCGGCAAGTCCATGAGGTCGATAAGGAAGGGCATGGCCACTTTCTGAACGTCGGGTGGCAAGCTCTTGATGGCCTCGCTCAAGGCTGTCTGCTGCTGCGCACGGAAGCTGCTGGTAGTGGGCACATCCTCCAGTGCCACCTTCAGGCGCGCGCGCTGCACGTCGTTGCTCATGTACGTTGTGCCAGTCAGCGGGTCAACCTCTGCGATGTTCAGCTGCACTGTGCGCGGCGGGTTGAGCGTGTCACCCTCAATCACGATAGTGTGTGGCTTGGTTCCCAGGTCCTCGATGATGAGTGCCAGCAGCAGTTCACCCACCATGGCGCGTGCGTCCTGGAAGTGATCCATCATGTCCCCCAGCGTCACCTGGGACTGCTCCAGTTGGGTTTGCTCCTGCACCCCGCTCGTAGCGGTGCCCTTTTGGCCCATGAAGGCAGTGCTCACGCCAGAGACTCGCTCCAATGCCGCGCGGCTTTCCTGCATCAGCTGGAACTGCTGGGCATTGAGCTCAAAGTCGCGCTTGACCTCATACCGCGCGCCGGGCATAGCCATCGCCACCGGATCAAGCACGATGTCAGCATCTGGCCGGGCGATCTGGCGGCGGTACTGGTCATCGCTCATAAGCACAGCGCCTTTAGTGCGCTCGGTACGCACCACGCTCATGCCCCAGCGCAGCTTTGCAATACAGGAATTGATGTTGTCCTGGGGGAAAATCATGTCGCGCACCAGCCCATAGGGGATGCCGGTCATGTCCTCGCGCTCAGCAATCAGGGGCACATACGGGAAATGCCGGTGTGGGTACGGGCTTTCGCTGTCGTCCAGCAAGTGTGGCCCCATCCAGTAAGAGCGGCGCACCTGGGGCGCGATTTCCTCAATCAGCTGCCCCCGGCCAGATTGCAGCACAAGCTGGTGGGCGCGATTGCTCTCGTCGTACTTGACCACGCGCTCGCCAGCCTTTAGCAGCAGCGTGGGTACATAGCGGCGATACCAAAGCTCCGTAAGACACACGGTCTTGTTCTCGGTGTTGTACCAAGCGTCCTCAATCTGCGTCCAGGCGCGCTCTGCCTCTGCGGCTGCCAGCAGTCCTGTGGATACGCCACCGTCTAGCATGTCGCTGCCATCGGCCATCCAGTTCTCCAGCCCTTCGGTAATCAGCTCCTTGAACTGTGGGAAAAGCTGGGCCACCAGCTCGCGCGATGGCCAGCGGCGGCGCAGCAGCCACCGTGCATCTGATAAGTCCGGCTCGCGCGCCTGCATGTCCCACCAGATTTCATTTCGGTGGATGTACCGGCACCGATATGGGTAGTCAAGAGAGGATGGTGCCCTGGCCACTTCCACCCAGCCGATGCCCGTCACCGCCATGGCTCGAAAAGCCTGCGACAAGGCGCGGTCTGCCTTGCTGTGGCGCTCTGCCTGGTTGAGCCGGTAGTTGAGCGCATCGGCAATGTCCTGGCTGGCCATGTCGCCATCGGGCGTCACCCGCCAGTCGCGGCGCGTCTTGGCCTCATACCCGCACACCGCATTGATTACCGGCGTGATGATGTTCTCCTTTGCGGGGGGGATGCCGAACATTTCCTGCTTGCGCAGCAGGTCGCTGTGCAGCTGGTTGCCGTCGGCATAGTCTGCTGCCCTGTCGGCATCAATGCGCCAGGGCGCTTGGCTGTTGGCTTCACGCACGATGGCCGCGAACTCGTTGAGGGTTATGCCACCTTGGGCATTGCTGTGCTGCATCTCACATTCTCCAGTCCATTGGTTTTGGCTCCACGTAGCCGCCTGCCGCGCTGTGCGCCAGGTTTGCCAGCAGCCCCAGCTCCTTGGCCTGGGCGTACTGCCGGAAAGCATCGGCACCTTCACTGGCGCCGTTCGATTTATCGGGGGTTTCGTCCAGATAGCGCGCTTCGGCTGTGCTCCACTTTTTCCGGTAGGTGGCCAGCCGCTCGATGCCCTTGGCGGTGCCATCCAGGTCAAACCAGGCGGTCTTTAGGTGCTTGCGGGCCATGTAGATGCCCTCCATCACCCGCTGGATGCGTGGCAACACATAAAAGGCTTGGCCCGGCAGCAGCTCCTGCAGCATGCTCTGGGTGCTCTTGTTGAGCACGCTCAAGCGCTGCTGGCCAGCATCGTGGGGCAAGAAATGCACCCCATAGACATGCCCACGGCGCTGCAGCTCGGCGGCATAGTGGCGCAGGTCTTCATCGTGCGCTTCGTAGTAGCCGATAAAGCGGTCTTCTCCGCCCAGCATCTGCATGAACCAAATGGCCGTGCCATCGGCGCGCCCGATGTCCCAGAACGTGTACACAGGCAAGTCAAGCACAGGCACTTGCGTAATGCCGCCACGCTTGCGCAGGTAAGCGATTTCCTTGGCGAAGTAGTTGCCCGCCACCGACTGCTGGAACGCTTCTTCTGGAGTGCTGGGGTACTCGCGCCACATCCGTTCTTCGGCCCCGGCGAAGTCGTTGCGCAGCTTCTCCGCGTACCAGGCGCGCCGGCCGATGTCGATGGTGCAGCCCATCAGCTGCTCGATCTCGTCGAAATAGTCGTGCAGCTCCGGCGCGACGGGCACGCCTGCTGAGTCCATCGTGTAGCTGGGGTCTTGCCACCATGCGTAGAAGTGAAAG